GTGCGCTAATCCAGCGAACAGTGTGGGGCTGCACAACAGTCGGGAGTTTTTTTAGTGAGTGCAAAGAAATCGCCAGAGCGAAGACAGCGAGGAACGACCCGAGACATTGGGATCGTGCCGCGCATTGACGTGGACCCAGCCGCGTTCCCGCTTGCCCCGGCTCACCTGTCGGATCGCTGGAAGGCCGCATGGCTGACCTTCTGGCAGTCGCCCTTCGCGCAGCTTGCACAGGCAGCGCAAACCCCTGCGATAGAACGCCTGTTCGGACTGTACGATGAGCGAGAGCGGATGGATGGCTACCTGAGGGAAAACCCGATGAGCATTGGCAGTCAGGGTCAGCAGATCCTGAACCCGATGTACCGGGCGAGGACTGCGGTTGACTCAGAGATCCGCCAACTGGAAGATCGGTTCGGGCTGAACCCCAAGGGTGGGCTACAGCTCGGCATTGTGTATGGAGAGGCTGCGCGAAGCCTAGAGGAGTTGAATGCTCGTATCGCCTACGTCGCAGCCAGCGAAGCCGAAGCGGAAGAAGACCCGCGCCGCCTCGCCGACAGCGACGACCAAGCCCAAGCCTAAGACCCCTAAGTACGCTTCGCCGATCCCGCTACCGCCGCCCCCTTCGTGGGGCGGGGTCATCTGCCGGTGGATTGAGACGAACCTTGTGCATGGCGAGGGTGACAAGTTCGGTGAGCCGTTCAGGCTTGAGCCATGGCAGCGTGCCTTCATCTGGCGGCTCTACGAATACGACCCAACCACCAACATGCGAATCGTCCGCCGCGCCCTACTCGGAACGCCGAAGGGCAACGGCAAGACGGAGCTGCTCGCGGCCATTGCCCTCAGCGAGCTGGCTGGACCCAAGGCGCCACTCGCGCCCAACATCCCGATTGCGGCTGCGTCCTTCGAGCAGGCAGACCTGCTCTTTGGCACGGCGAGAATCATGCTCACGCAGGGTCCACTTGCCAAGCACTTTGAGGTGTACGACACAGAGATTCTGCTGAAGGATCGCCCTGGTCGGATGTATCGAGTTGCCGCCGCAGCAGGCACGAACGACGGCGGACGCCCGACCTGTCTCGTTGCCGACGAGCTGCACGAGTGGGTTGGCAACAAGGAGCGCGTTCACCTTGTGCTTTCTAACTCGCTCTCCAAGCGCGCAGAGGCGCTAGAGCTGAACATCTCCACCGCTGGGTCAGACGAGAACACGCTGCTCGGACGGCTGCTGACCTATGCCAAGCGCGTCTCCTCTGGCGAAGTCAACGACCCTTCCTTCCTCGTTGAGTGGTGGGCGGCTGGCGAGAACCATGACCTAGAGACTGACGCTGGGTGGCGTGCGGCCTTGGAGGAGGCGAACCCGAGCGCCCCGGCATTCGTGAACATTGACAGACTGGTGGCACGAGCCACCGAGATTCCGCGCCACGAGATGATGCGCTACCACCTGAACCTCTTCGTCCAGCCGCCTGATCGCTGGATCGGTGCAGAGGCGTGGATGAAACTTGCCAGCCGTGAGCGAACCATCGTGCCAGGCGAACGACTGAGCATCGGCTTTGACGGAAGCTATAGCCGTGACGCCTCTGTCTTGACCGGCTGCACCATGGACGGCTTTGTCTTCCTGATCAAAGCATGGGAGAAGGATGCGACGAATCGAGACCCAGACTGGACGGTGCCTCGCTCCGAGGTAGATGCCGAAGTGGATCGGATCATGAAGACCTACGAAGCCACGCTCTTTGCCGACCCGCCTGGATGGCAGACGGAGCTTGAGGAGTGGACGCGCCGCTACGGCACCCGCGTCGTGGTCTTCTCAACAGCGACCGTAGAGCGCATGGCGCCAGCGGTTGATCGCTTCTTCACGGCGGTCGCAACCGGCGAGGGGCTTCGCCACGACGGCAACCTGCTCTTGGCTCGCCACATCTCCAATGTTCACACGCGCCTGACTCGCTATGGTCAGGTCTTGACAAAGGCCTACAAATCCAGCCCCGACCGCATTGACGCAGCAATCTCTGCCGTGGTCGCCTTCCAGGGTGTAAAGTTCATGAACATCGAGGCAAAGCCGAAGCCGAAAGTGGAGTGGATCAATCTGTGAAATCAGCAATCCTTGAACTGGCTGGCATGTCGCTCATTCTCGTGGGCGTTGCATCAGTGTCGCTACCTATTGCCGCTATCATTTGTGGAATCGCCCTGATCGCCGCAGGCTACAGCTTAGGGAGAAGTAAGTGAGCATTTTGCGCCGAATCATCGGTGAGACCCGCGCCATCGGTGGCACCTGGATCACCGACAACCAGCCACTCGTTTCAAGTGCTGGCGTTGCCATCAACGAGCAGACGGCGCTCTCCATCGGAGCCTACTACGCGGCCGTCAAGCTCTACGCCGACACCGTGGCTTCGCTGCCGTGGGACACCTACATCCGCATTGACGGCACGCGCCGACCATATCGTCCATCGCCTAACTGGCTGACGACGCCGCAGCCGGGGAACCCAAACTTCACTGGCTTTGACCTGAAGCACCGCATGGTCAGCAGCCTCCTCGTTGATGGCAACTGTTTCGTGCTGTTCATTCGTGGACGCAATGGCGACATTGTGGAGATGCGCGTCCTTGATCCCAAGCGCGTGGAGATTCGTGAGCGCGATGGCATTCCGTACTACATCGTCACCGCTCAGGACAACGTTGCCGTTGAGTTGACAGCCGACGCCATCCTGCACATTCCTCTGTTCGCAACCGGCTCGCAGATGCGCGCACCATCTCCTGTAGAGCAACACCGCACGACCCTTGGTCTTGCATCCGCCACGCAGCTCTACAGCGCCAAGTTCTATGAGCAAGGCGCCGCTCCTTCAGCCGTCATCAAAATCCCTGGCGAGCTGACGCAGGATCAGGCGGACTCGCTCCGCAACTCGTTCAGCCGACGACACGAAGGCATTGAGAAGATGCACAAGATCGCCGTCCTGACTGGCGGAGCAGACTTCCAGCAGATGTCTATGAAGATCAGCGACATGCAACTTGTGGAGACGCTGCACTGGGGCGTGGAGTCCATCGCTCGTTTGATGGGCGTGCCGCTGCACCTGTTGCAGTATCCAGGCGGCAACACTTCCTACAACAGCGTGGAGATCGTCTCCATCGAGTGGCTGCGCCTAGGACTAGGGCCTTTGGTTGCTCGGCTAGAAGCTGGCTTGCAGCGACTCGTTCCGGGTGCCGACCAGACCTTTATCAAGTTCACGCTTGACGGACTGCTCCGCCCAACGACCAAGGAACGCTATGACGCATATCAAGTCGCTCTGAACAACGGCATCCTTTCCCTCAATGAGATTCGCCGACTGGAAGATCGCGCAGACGTTCCAGGTGGTGACGCGCACTACAAGGCGCTGAACATTGGCGTCGTCGGTCAGGAGCCTACTGCGTGATTGAGATTTACGACATTGACGGCACGCTCACAACGAGCGGTGACATTCCGCGCCAGCCGCTGATTGATTACATCAAGAGCGATGTGCAAGATGAGGGAGTCCGCGTCTTCATCGTCAGCGCCCGACCGATCAGCCGGCTCGCTGAGACTGAGCGTTGGCTCAACGAGAACGACGTGCCATACGAACGCATCTTCCTCAACGACTTCTCAGAAACTCCAGGGCCAGAGGTAGGACAGGCGTTCAAGGCATACAAGTATTCCAAGATTGTGGACGAGTACGGCCTTGAGCAGATCGGCTATCTCGTTGATAACGACCCAGAGGCTCGTGACGCCGCTGAGGGTATGGGCATCAAGGCGTACACCGCAGACCAGCTTCTTGCCGAAGAGGCAGATGAGATGGAAGAAAATCGCGCGGTCTACGAAGTCCCAGACTACATTCAGGAGGCAGCCCGAAAGGGACTTGAGTGGTACGAACAAGGTCTTGCAGGCGACGGACTCCAGCCAGAGACGGTTCGCGATGCGCGTGAGCTTGTTGCCAATCGCGTTGACAGCGATAAGTTAGTCCGCCTCGGTGCATGGATTCGCCGACACCGTGGCGACTGGGAAGGCGTACCGCAGAACAGCGACCGCACCGATGAACGCTTCCCAGGGCATGGGGCCGTGGCGGGTTTCCTTTGGGGTGTGGAGACCACCGATCCCGATGGTGCTGATCGCGTACTCTCATGGGCAGACCGTCTTGTCCGCGCAGAAGAAGCAGAGAGGTACGACGTGAAAGAGAAAGAAACTCGCTCGTTGCCGATTGGTGAATACCGACTTGGCGACGCCGATGCATCCGGGCAGCGAACCTTCACCGGCTACGCCGCCATTTGGAACTCTGCGTCAGAGGGGCTTCCATTCGAGGAGCGAATCGCTCCAGGCGCGTTCAAGCGCAGCCTATCGCGTGCATCCGCCGGACAGAAGATCATCTCATTCCTGTTTGGTCACGACGAGGCGCGTGCGTTGGCAACAACGGCAAGCGGTCGACTGACACTTACCGAAGACGAGAAGGGTCTCCGCGTTGAGGCAAAGGTTGACGAGAAGGACCCTGACGGCGCAAAGGTCATCTCCATGCTCACCCACGAATCAAGGGCCGCCGGCATGAGCTTCGGTTTTCAGAAGGTCAGCGATGAGTGGACTGGCAACAACCGCACGATCAAGGAAGCCAATCTCTTTGAGGTCAGCATCCTTGCCGCAGGCGGCCAGACCCCTGCATATCCTGCAACGCTCGGCTTGACCGCGATCCGACAAGTCACCGCGCCAAAGATTGGCGTGGAGGCTGAGGCGCTGGTCGCCACCCTAGAAGCAGTCAAGGCTGGACGTGAGTTGTCCGCCGAGGAGTTGGCTGTCATTGACGCTGTCCGTACCAAGCTCTCGCCGAAGCAGGGGAAGGTCATTGACCCATCCGTTGCCCAGGCGCTTGTTGCATTGGTGACGGCAGAAAGTGAATCACTCTAAGTCACGAGACGCCGCCCCGCTGCCCTAAGCCGGCAAGCCCGCGATCACGTCATCCCGCCTAGGAGTGGAAAAGAAGAGTTGGGGTAATACCCCAGGAAGGAAGTGGACACATGTCCGACTTCGCAAAGCTCGCTGACAAGCGAGCAGTTCTTTTGACGGACGCACGCGGCATTGCCGTAGATGCAGCCGATAAGGGAATCGCCCTTGAGGGCGAAGACAAGGCGCGCTTCGAGAAGCTCGTCGCTGAGGCAGGAACTCTTGCCGAGGCCATGCGCTCCGAGAAGAACGCAGAAGAGGCTCGCAAGGCTGCGGACGAGGCTCGTGCCGAGTACGCCGCTGTCGTAGCCCCTACAACGGCAAAGGTCAAGACTGACTCCGAGCGCCTGCGAGCCATCGGGCTTCAGGGTGGCGGGGATACGTTTGAGTACCGCGATGTCACGAAGAGCAGCAACCTGGGCGATCCTGTGTCAGTGTTCTCACGTGTCAACGTGGTTGCAGGCCAGATCAACCCGTTCATCAACCCAGACGTCGTTGATGTGATCCAGGTTTCAACCGGCAACACGTTCAAGTATCCAGTGGCCACGGCCCTTGGTACGGCGACGGCTCCGGGCGAAGCAGGGACCATCGTCGAGAGCGACCCAACGATGGGTTCGCTGGCGTTGACCCCAGCCAAGTACGCGATTCTCGTACAGGTCTCGGAAGAGCTTGTTGAGGATGCGGCCTTTGACATTGCGGCGTTCATTGCGGACGCAGCGGGTCAGGAAGTTGCAATCGCGCATGGCGCTGCCGCAGGCACTGCCATCGTGACAGCAGCGGGTACCGGTGTGACAGGTGCGACCTTCGTCCCGACCTACGCCGAGTTGGTACAGCTTCAGTATTCGGTGAAGCAGCAGTACCGAAACGCTCCAAAGAGCGGGTTCTTGATGTCCGACGCGACCCTTGGAACAGTCCTTGGAATCACATCGTCGTCAGTCCCACTCTTCCAGCCAGGTGGACAGGGTGGCGTTGATCGCCTCCTTGGCAAGCCTGTCTACACTGCCAGCGGCATCGCTGACATTGCAGACAATGCAAAGCCAATCTTGTTCGGTGACCTCGGTCAGATCAAGACGGCACTTGTGGGCGGGGTGCGTGTGGACGTTTCCCGAGAGTATGCCTGGAATGTGGGGCTTATCTCATATAAAGTTGAGGTACGCGGCGCCACCGGTCTTGCACAGTCAAGCGCAGTCAAGCTCTTCGTCTGCAACTGATCTAATCAGTAGCAGCTAGGAACTAGCGATGGGGGGCGGGGTAAGCCCCGCCCCCCATTCGCATGAAAGGAACAATGCTCGTCAGACTTTCCAAGCGCCGAGGGGAATATCCGAGCGGCTCGATTGTGGACCTCCCTCTTGAAGAGGCAGAGGCCCTGATCGGGTTTGGCTTGGCTCAGGCGGTCGGAGATGTCGACGCAGAGGTACCTAGGAGCCTCGTAGAGCGCGCCAAACTGCCAAAGGTAGGTAGGACTGCTACCCTACCAACAGAGACCGCCAGCGTGGCGGAGATCGTGGAGGCTGAATAATGGCCGCACAGATGATCTCCAAGACCACGGCAGTCTCAACGACTCCTGTCCTCATTGCGACAGGGATGAGCGGCGCTTCGTGGATTAGCATCCATTGCGAATCTGCAACTAAGGTCTATGTTGGCGGCGCGAACGTGGACGATGTCAATGGCTTTGAGATTCACCAGAACAGCACGGTAACGCTCTGGCTACCAGAGGGAATCAAGATGTACGCCGTGGTAAAGACCGGCTCTGTAGACTTGTCAACCATTCATTCAGGAGGCGCATAAATGTCGTACGCATCACTGGCAATGTTCAAGGCGAGTGTGGGCATTGCCGACAGCCAAGACGACATTGCACTTCAGAATGTCCTTGACGCAACCGATACGCTCATCGACCTTTACTGCGACCGAAAGACTGGCTTCGGCACCGCGACCGAGACTCGCTACTACACTGCCGAGGATTTCCAATATGTTCTTGTGGACGATCTTGTCAGCGTGTCGTCGCTTCAGACCGACGATGATGCGAACGGAACCTACGAAACGACATGGACGGCAAACACCGACTACATCTTGGCGCCACGCAACGCGGCGCTTGACGGCTGGCCGTACACTGAGATTGACACCTCAGTCACATGGCCGCGCAACTTTCCCAAGGATGTGTATCTCGGCGTCAAGGTGACTGGCGTGTTCGGCTTCCCTAGCACGCCGGCTGCCGTGACTCAAGCTGCCATCATCCAGGCGAATGCAGTCTGGGCGTCCCGGACAAGTCCCTTCGGCGTGATCGGCAGCCAAGACCTCGGAGGCATCCTGCGCCAGACTCGTGCGCTGCATCCTGAGGCAGCATTGATTCTTGATCCGTACAGGAAGCGCGGAGGGTTGGCACGCTAATGGCACTTGGCAATCAGTTCAACATTGACGTCAAGCAGGGTGCAACCTTCCAGCTCACGATTACCTGGAAGGATTCGGCTGGAACTGCAATCAACTTGACTGGCTACACGGCACGCGCCCAGGCGCGCTTGACCTACGACACTTCTACGACGATCTTCAGCCTGACGTCATCCGCTGGCATTACACTCGGCGGCGCAGCCGGAACAATCGCCATCGTGATTGCCGCTGGCACCACGGCCGCGCTCGACGCTCCGTGGAGCGGTGTGTGGGACCTTGAACTTGTAAGCGGCGCAGGGATCGTCACCCGCCTCTTGGAAGGAACTGCCAACGTCTCGCCTGAGGTGACGCGATGACCGTAGAAGTCCATCTAGACAACTACATCGTTTCAATCAACGACGACCGCACGGAGGTCGTGGTCGCCAACCCTGGGGTTCAGGGGACGGCCAGCACGGTTGCTGTCAATGCCCCACTGACCAACGCTGGCACATCGACTGCCGCCAACTTGAGCGTCAGCGCCGGATCAACCGCTGCGGCTGGCGTCTTGCAGCTCACGGACTCAATCTCCTCAACCAGCACGACGACCGCAGCAACGCCGAACAGCGTCAAGAGCGCCTATGACCGAGGCAGCACTGGCGTGACCAACGCCGCCACCGCGCAGGCGGCTGCTGTCGCCGCACAGTCCACGGCAGACGCCGCTATCCCGAAGGCGACCGTCACGACCAAGGGAGAC